GGCGAAGAACTGTTGATGGTGTTCTATCCATTGAGGCCGACACAAGATTATACATAGACCATATAAGAGAAAAGATTCCTAAAGAAGAAATAGATTCTTATTTTGACATCTTAACAGATAAAGAAGGGAACAGTAGGCTGTGGATTCATTCTCACTTTGGAACAAATGACATCGAAGAGATCTTTTCAAAACTTAGATTTATGATTATAGGTTGTAATTGTAAGTGGGTTATTGTAGATCATCTTCATATGTTAGTATGTTCGACAACAGAAGGAGATGAAAGAAGAACTATTGACGCTATCATGACACGCTTACGAAGTATTGTAGAAGAAACAGGTGCAGGTCTTATCCTGGTATCCCATCTAAGAAGGATAGATGGTAACAAAGGACATGAAAACGGTATGCAAGTTAATCTAAGCCATTTAAGAGGTAGTCAATCTATAGCACAACTTAGTGATACTGTAATAGCTTTAGAAAGAAACCAACAAGCAGACGATCCAGACGAGGCCAATACTACAACTGTTCGCGTTCTCAAGTCAAGATACACTGGAGATGTCGGCTACGCTACGAGCCTTACTTACGACAAAAATACTGGAAGATTACATGAAGTACAAAGAGAACCTTTTGAAAAAGAAAGCAAGGGAGATTTAAAATGGAATTAGTCTTCGATATAGAAACAGATGACATCAAAGCTACAAAAGTTTGGTGTATTGTCGCTCAAGATTCTGGCTCTGGTCAGATTTATAAATTTGCTCCTCACCAACTGGAGTCAGGTCTTGAGTTACTTAAAAAAGCAGACACATTAGTAGGTCACAACATAATAGGTTTCGATATTCCAGTATTACATAAGTTGTTAGGTGTTGACTTATCAAACAAAACAATTGTTGACACTCTGGCTTTATCTAGGTTATTTAATCCTAGTAGAGAAGGAGGCCATAGTTTAGGGATGTGGGGATACCGTTTGAAATACCACAAAATAGATTTTACAGAATACGAAGAATACTCCAAAGAAATGTTAGAGTATTGTGTTCGTGATGTTCAGTTAAATACGTTGGTGTATGAAAAATTAAAAGAAGAATCCAAAGGTTTTTCAAAAGAAAGTGTAAAGATTGAACAAGAAGTTTCAAAAATTTTAAAACAGCAAGAAGAAAATGGTTTTTTATTTAACACTTATAAAGCAACAATGCTATCTGCTGACCTGCGAGAGAAAATGCAAAATGCAGAAAGCGAAGTCCATAAAGTTTTTAAACCTAGACTTGTAAATGTGCGCGAAGTTAATCCTTACATAAAGAAAGACGGAACATTATCCAAAAGAGGATTAACAGACGAAGAATACGATAAAGTCCTTACTGAAATAGTTTTAAGAGAACCTGAACAAGACGAGAACGGAGAGTGGGTTACATCTAAACCAGAACCGTTTATGAGAAAGAAATTACAAGACTTTAACTTAGGCTCACGGAAACAAATAGGAGAATACTTACAAGACTTTGGATGGAAACCACAGGATTTTACACCTACTGGTCAACCTATTGTTGACGAAAGAAGACTAAGCAAAATAACTAATATCCCTGAAGTAAAACTGATCGCTGATTATTTATTACTTCAAAAAAGAATAGCTCTTATTGACTCCTGGATAGCAGCCGTTGAAGACGATGATCGAATACATGGCTTTGTCATATGCACTGGAGCAATAACGGGTAGGATGTCAGCAAGGAGTCCAAACACACAACAAATACCCAGCGTAAAAAGTCTTTACGGAAAAGAATGTAGGTCTTGTTGGATTGTTCCTGAAGGTTATAAATTAGTAGGCGTTGACGCTTCAGGATTAGAATTAAGAATGCTTGCACATTATATGAAAGACGAGGAATTTACAAATGAAATTATCAACGGAGACATACATAGCCGTAATCAACAAACTGCAGGCCTTAAATCAAGAGATCAGAGCAAAACTTTCATCTATGCACTCTTGTACGGAGCAGGAAATAAAAAAATTGGACAAGTGGTTGGAGGAAACGCAAAAGACGGAGCAAGACTTAAAGAACGTTTCTTTGCTAATAACCCTGCATTTAGAAGACTTCGAGAGAGAGTATCAAAAGCATCGACAAAAGGTTACCTCAAAGGATTAGACGGAAGGAAGATTTACATACGACATCCTCATGCTTCTTTAAATAGTTTGCTACAAGGTGCAGGTGCTGTTGTAATGAAAAAGGCTCTTATGTTGTTGAACGATAAAGCAACAAAAGAAAAGTTAGATTTTAAATTTGTTGCTAATGTTCACGATGAGTGGCAAGTAGAAGTCGTTGAAAAAGATGTAGAGAATTTTGGATCTCTTGCAGTCCAAGCTATTAAAGATGCAGGAGAATATTTTAACATGGAGTGTCCTTTGGATGCTAAATATAAAGCAGGAGATAATTGGAGTGAAACACATTAAAGAAACCGTTGAAAGCGTTGAAAAACTTTTAAATAAGTTAAAAATAGACTATAAAAGACACGACAATATAGTAAAATTAACTACTAAAATTATACCTAGAGTTGATGGTACAGGTCATCTAAGAAGATATTCTTATGATTATTATATAGGAACAGGACAATGGAGAAGTATATATTCTGACGGAACTTATAACGAAACTTATTATAAATCAAGTGGTATAGAAGACTTTTTAACAAGGTTTTTTAAGGAGGATATAAAACACGATGATATGAAACACATTAAACATTGTAATAGATGTAATAAAGATAAACCTTTATCGGAGTATCAAAAACGTATACAAAACGGAATAAACATAGGACAGTCTTATTGTAGAGACTGTAGATCAACCTATAAACCTCGTATAGAAAGTAACAAAAAGTTAAGCCCTAAACATAATCCAAAAAGAATGTTTGTTAATGGTAAGTATGTACCTAAGTCTCATCCTTTATATAGAGCAGGAAATTATAAAACATTTGAAGGCGCGGCTTTCTCAGCTTTAAAAGGATATGAAAAAACTCCAGAAGGTTATGTCTATATAATAGCTAATCCTTCTTTTGATGGTTGGCTCAAGGTTGGAATGGCAATTGACGCAGAAGACAGATGTAATGGTTATCAAACAAGTAGTCCACATAGGGATTATAAACTTTTATATGCAAGAAAATTTAACGACAGAAGAACAGCAGAAACAAAAACCATGAACAAACTTAAAAAGGTTGTGAAAGAACACAACGGAGAATGGTTTAAGACAGATAGAAATACTGCTCAAGAAATTATAGAAGGATTATCAATAACATTATGAAAAAGAAATTAGATACACTTGTTCAAGACATATACGATACTGTCGCAGTTTTAAATGATGGAGAGTCTTTAAACATACCTGAAGAAGATATTCAAGAGTTTGGTACTGCTATGATGGATGCATTAAGGTCTTGGTCTACACCTAGAGACAGGTCTGATCAACACACATTGCGCATGAGTAACGTAGGAAGGCCGTTAAGACAGCTTTGGTACGATATAAGATCAGACGATGAAGTTCCTCCCATTTCTTCTCCTAACTTCATAAAGTTTTTCTTTGGACACATGGCCGAACCTTTCATGTTTCTTTTAATTAAATTAGCAGGACATACTATCATAGACGAACAAAAAGAAGTTAAAGTTTCTGGTGTTACTGGACACATGGATTGTATTATTGACGGAGAAGTTGTTGATATAAAAACAGCTTCTAGTTTTGCTTTTAGAAAGTTTAAGAACGGAACGCTACGAGAAGACGATCCTTTTGGTTATCTAGCTCAACTTGCAGGTTACGAAGAAAGCGAAGGAACAACACAAGGAGGTTTCCTGGCAATCAATAAAGAAAACGGAGAGCTTGCTATGTATTGTCCTGAAGAGTTAGATAAGCCAAATATAAAAATCAAGATTAGAAATATTAAAAAAGCATTGAAACTTGACAGCCCTCCAAACAGGTGTTATACTAGTATATCAGACGGTAAAAGCGGTAACATGAAACTTCCTACTGGTTGTGTTTATTGCCGACATAAAAACACTTGCCATCAAGACGCTAACGAAGGTAACGGCCTAAGAGTTTTCAAATATTCAAACAAGTTAGTATATTTCACAAAGGTTGCAAAAGAACCTAGAGTCCAAGAGATAACGTATGACTGAAAAAGATTCTGTAGAAATAGATATTACTTCTATTCCTTTAGATGAATTAATTACAGCAATAGGCGGTGTGCTTTTCTCAGGCACAGAGTTATATGAAATAGATACTGTGCTGTTACATAAACTTAAAGATCTTTTAAACACAGAGATAAACTTACGAGAACTTGGAATGGATATGCCAACAGACGAGACGAGACATTAGTAGTATATGAAAAGAAAACCTAGAAAGAAAAGACCTATTGAAAAAGGACTCCCTAAAGGATATGACTCTAAGTGGGAGTATGATCTTCACCAGGAAGAACTAAAAAATTGGGAACATCACAAAGGTATTATTGAGTATTCAATACCACACAAGTATCATCCAGATTTTATACGAGTGCTTGAAGATAAGATAATATATCTAGAAGCGAAGGGTAGGTTTTGGGATCATGCTGAGTATACTAAATACAAGTGGGTTAGAGAAAACCTTTCTGAAGATTGCGAACTAGTCTTTTTATTCTCTAATCCTTCTGCACCTATGCCTAATGCAAAGAGAAGAAGAGATGGAACAAAAAGAAGTCATGCTGAATGGGCCTCAAAGAATGGTTTCAGGTGGTACAGCACAGATAGCTTACCTAAAAAATGGAGATAAATAATGGCTAAGATGATTTACTATAACGAAGAAGAAATGAAAGCTGTTTTAAATTTAAATGAAAAGAAAGCGAAACCAATGGAAGTGGAGCCTAAAATTAACGGAATATTATTAAGCACCTTACTGAAACAAGCATATAAAGAAGTAGATGATAAAGATATGGACTATAGTGGAGCATTTGAATCAGATATTATAGAGGATGATGCAGTTAATAGCCCACCACACTATAACAAAGGCGGTATAGAATGCATAGATGCTATCGAAGCCATGCTAACACACGAAGAATTTGTAGGCTATCTTCGCGGTAACTCCTTGAAATATCGTTGGAGATTTAGATATAAAAACGGAATACAAGATTTAGATAAAGCAGAATGGTACGAGAAAAAATTATTGGGAGTTTTAAAAGATGAAACAAACTAAACTACCTACACAATATCAGGAGTTCATACATCTAAGCAGGTACGCTAGATGGAACGAAGAACTTAACAGACGAGAGACTTGGCAAGAGACAGTTGCAAGATACTTTGACTTCATGCAAGAACAATTAAAAAAGAATAATGATACAGATATATCAGACATGAGACCACAGTTAGAACAAGCTGTGCTTAACTTGGACATAATGCCAAGCATGAGAGCCTTGATGTCAGCAGGTAAAGCATTAGAACGAGACAATGTTGCAGGTTTTAACTGTAGTTATGTTGCTGTTGATACACCAAGAGCATTCGATGAGACACTCTATATACTCATGTGTGGTACAGGTGTAGGTTTTAGTGTTGAAAGACAGTACATTAATAAGCTTCCTGATCTACCAGAAGAAATACACTACACGGATACTGTAATAAAAGTAGCTGACTCAAAGATTGGATGGGCAAAAGCCTATAAAGAGTTTATGTCTCTTCTTTATTCAGGACAAATACCTAAATGGGATCTAAGTAATATCAGGCCACAAGGCGCAAGGCTTAAAACATTTGGTGGTAGAGCCAGTGGTCCTGCACCTTTAGCTGATCTATTTCAATTCACTGCTAATATATTTTTCGATGCAGTAGCTAAAGGACAAAAGAAATTAGTATCAATTGATTGCCACGATTTAATGTGTAAGATCGCAGAGGTTGTTGTGGTAGGTGGTGTTAGACGTAGCGCTTTAATCTCACTCAGCAACCTTTCAGACGAGCGTATGCGTAATGCTAAGTCAGGTTCTTGGTGGGAGCATAGCCAACACAGAGCATTGTCTAATAACTCTGTAGCTTATACAGACTCAGCAGAAATG